AGATAATTCTTGAATTGGAACTTTACCTCTATTTAACTCACCATCTTGCGTTAATGATCTACCAACTATAGAACCTGTTTGAAAAAACATGTTTAAAGCTTCTTGAGCATTGTAGTTTGTTCCATTGCCTAAATCTACTTCAGCTAAACCGTCGACATCTACAAACACACCGTCAGGCACTATTCTAGACATTACTTGTTGTAATTTTAAATGAGTTAATTGAATCATGTCAGCAAAACCAATACACTTGCTTACTATAGATTCTATTCTACCTTTATACATTCTTGGAGCTACAATAGTGTAATTCATTTCAACCTTAGAAGTGTCAGACTGTGGTCTTGTCATGTTTTGAGCAAGTTTCCATTCCAGCATTTCGTTTATCCCCAACACCTTACAGCCAGAATATAAAACCTCTATACTTCTAGAAACTCTTTCATAATCATCATTAGCCGGTGGATTAAAAGTGTCTGGTTTTTCTAAAGCTTTTTCTAAACCTTGATCAGTTTGCTTTATTTTAAAAGTTTGATTGTTATATGTTTTGTATTCAAAATACATAACTTGAACTGTATTCTCATCATAGTTATTCCAACCAGTTACAAATTGTCTGTTACCAGGCATGTCTTGTATTCTTTTAAGCATTTCTTCTGATATATCAGGATATTGCTTTTTAAGTTCTGGTATAGTTACAGATTTAACTTCTCCAACATAATATATATCTTCAAAATTAGGATCATCTGTATATGAATAAACTAAATTAGCTGGATCGACATAATCTACAGTTATACCATTAGATCTATTCCAGTGTGTTTTAGCACATGAAATACCTAAAACAGTTAGATCCATATTTAATCTTCTTCTAACTAAATCGTACTTATTGAAAGCTAAAGTATTGTTTATAGCTTCTTCTTCCGCTATTTCTACAGACTGCTTATATGACAACTGCATGTGTAAAGACAATTCATCTTCATTTGAAGGAAGCGTAGATGGATCGTGTTTTAAAACATTTACACCTATGGCATTTGAAACAGCCATTGCTTCTTTTTTTATTGTCATGTCTCTAAGTAAAGAAGCTGCGTATTGAGTTCTTGCTTTTTGAGAACTTGGATCTTGGGCGTAAGCTGTTATTTCATATTTTTTTTGAGACATACCATTAACCACTATGTCTACAAATTTAGATAATATAGGAACAGGTTTCCAATCAATATTTAAATAACTAAGATCACCATTTATAGATAGCTCGTCTTTATACTTTTGAACACTTTGTTCTCCTCTAGCGTATAATCTTAATTGATGAAAATGATTCCAACTTAAAGCAAACCTGTTACCGGCTCTACCTTGTTGAAACCACTCTTGCTCAATAGCACGTCCCACAGCCATACCATAGTCTTGGCTAGACTTTTCTTCATCACTAACTACTTGGCTAGGAAAGGAACTATTAGGGTTTGTGTATATATTCATTTATTTAATTATTTTTGAAAGCGTACCTTTGTTGTTGTATTTTTTAAAACCTAAAGAAATAGGTTTTTTATAAATCTTATTGACTGGGTAATATCTATTTTTATTAATAGCCATTATAGCTAAACCAGAGCTAATAGAAGCATCATGCTTTGTTCTATTATTAATATTAAATCTAGCCCAATCTTGAAGTGTTTCATCAAAATACATGTCTCCAAAATCTTCACCTAAGTTACCTACATATTCTTCTATGTATGACTCTATAGCAGCAGCATGAGCTTGCTTCATGTCTTCACTTGAATTAGGTATACCACCTATTTCTCTTTCTGTAACAGATAGTTTATTATATATTCTATCTGGTCTATTCATAGAAAAACCTCTATAACCTCGCCTCTTGAAATGATACAATAGTCTTGGTTTATTATTCTCTGCTAGTATTGGCATGCCGTAAAAAATGCAAGCCATCAAAACATCTTCAAAGAAAATTTCAGCAGTTTGAGGTCTAGCTATATATTCTAAAAATATTTGATTAGGTGGTACGTTTTCCATAGAATATTTAGTAATACCATGAAGTGATCCGTTGGATCCTCTTTTATCTACCGTTCCTGATATGTCATAACTATCACAGCCAAAAGCACCACAGTGGTGATTTGCTGGATATTTAACGCCATTTTTAATATATATTTTGTTTTGCATTTCTAAAGGTGGAACCCAAGAAATTTTAAATCTACCATTGTTGTTAGGTAAAAATATAACTCTAGTATCTCTTATTCCATTCTCCCACTGAAAACTACCTTGTGTTATTACAGACGTATTTCTAAGGTCTTGGTTGTAATCTATTTGTTCGTATATCTTAGTTAGATTAAATAAAGATTCTTTAGCTTCATCTCTAAAAGCGTGTTGTTCGGTTCTTGGAAATTGTCTATAAAATTCATTTAATCCGTCTTGATCTTTTTTTAAACCATCAACTTCATTTTGCCAAAAATCTAAAACACCTATATTTATTTCTTGGCCATGCGGGTCTTCAGCTGGTTCTTGTGGTGTGTCGAAGACAGGTACGCCATAAGAATCAATGTATCCTTCGTAATTCCACTCCATAGGAATGAACAAAGAATATAATCCTGAGCGAGTCTGTCCATTGGCGTTTCTTTTTGTGCAATCTGAGTCATAATAAAGTTTTTTAAAATTATCACCTCCTTTGTCTAAAGCATTTGAGGTACTACCCATCATACACTTACCTATAATTCTAGAACCTAATCTAAGTGTTGTTTTTGTAACTCGCCAATTGTTAAGTATGTTGTTTGGTCTTTCCCATTTACCTGATTCGTCGTGAACAAGTAGTTTTAATTTTTCACCATCATAGGCATTGTCTCCCGTGTTTTTCCAATCGATAGTAGTGTCAAGTCCTTCAAGATCAGTTGCGGTCTCGTTAGTATCAAGTTTTCTACGGGTGAACTTAGAAGCTGGTACCCTATAGGCAAGCTCGGTTTTAGGTCGGTCCATTCCGTCTTGTATAGGCTTGAAAAAGAATGGGTAGTTGACTGATATTGGAACAACTTTGTCTGTGAACATTTTTTTAGCATCGGCACCAGACTTGGATAGTATTCCGTATCGTGAGTCGGAGCTGATTGTTGCGAGATTAACAACCTCTCCTGAGGCCATGAAAGAAAATCCCGATCTACGGTTTTTAAGATAGCACATTCCATAGCAACGTTGGTCTGCTTTGCAAGCTTCCCAGAATATAAAGAATAGTCTGTTTGCTTCCCTAAAGTCTGGTTCCCCAACATCAATTTTGGACCACTGCAAGTACATATAGTGAGTACCAGTAAGGTAAGTAGCCACGCTCTTATTATAGAACCAAAACCCTTCATCTCTCCTTTTAAACTCGCCATCAATGTATTCATACCATTTTTCTTTAAAATCCTCTGGATAACCTTGCCAGTCAAAAACTGTTTTTATCTTGGATAAAGGTTTAGGATAGTCTATTTTTTTCCATTTCTTTTTTTCAAAAGTATATACATCTTCCTGTAAGGGTAAAGCAATGTATAGGTTTTGTATTTTATATATTTCACCTATCTTACCTGTTCTACTTATTACAACAACGTCGTGATCTTTGTTGTAACCATACTTCCATTTTTTATTTCTATTAAGTTTCGCCTTAGTGTGCGCTTTAATGTAATCTTTTTCAATACTAAATAGAACTTGATTATACATTTTTAGATCTTCCTTCAGCAAAACCTTTAAAAGTTTTTTCTTTAACTTCCTCTTTTGGCTTGTCGTTAATTATATTTTCTTCCTCTTGAATTCTCTGCAGTATTTCGAAAGCATCAAATATAGCTAATTTTTTTGTAGCAGCAGCGTTCTTTAATCTATCAGCTGATATGTCTGGTCCAAAATCTATTATAGGCTCTTTAGCAACTTTTATAAGTTCCTTAACAGCTACCTGCCCAGCTTGGATTATATTCTTTTTCGTTTCCTTTATATTCATGTTGAGCTATAATATTATTAGATTTCATACAATACAAAAATTCATTTTCAACAACAAATTCAAATTCGGAGTTAGGTTGAAAGCTTATTAATGATCCCTCGTTCAATCCTAAACACTCTAAGGAGCTATTGCTATATTTTAATATACCAATATGATTTAATATTTTATCTGCATCTAAATCATTGTTATTTTTTAAAGGTTTTACAAAGCATCTTTCTCCTAAAGACATCCATTTGTTTTTTCTTTTGTATAAATATATTTGATCTACCTCACAAAAAAACATATTATCTTTAAAAAAAGATTTACTGTTTTTTTCATTTCCTCTTATATCATAAAATCTTCTAAAAACATTATGATGAATTATAATTAAATCACCTTTTTTAATAGGGGTTTTTATAGAGCTAGGTGTGTTTATTACTACAGCTAAATTACTAACGTGCTTATACTCTTCAACACTAGTATTAGTTATTAGTTCTTTTTCACCTACCTTGACGACATTATCATATCTGTTTTCTAATGGTGATATAATAAATTTGTTTAAGCTTTTCATTAATACTCTAAATCGTACTCAACGGATATTGCCATGTTAGAATTAAACTTCTTCCACGGCAATACCTCGTCTTTCTTTTTAATGTATATATTATAAGAAGAATCCTCTTGGTTTAAAAGTATATCAGAAATAATATGACCACCGTAAACTTGTTGGTTTACAGAATAATGCATAGCTTCGTTTTTATAATCAGCACCTATGCTTATTTTTCTTATAACAGAGTCCATTTTATTCTTCTGAAGTTTCTATTGGAGTATATTCACCTGTAGCTAAATCTATATTTACAGCTCCATATTCTTTCTCTAGTTCTTTTTTAGTGCCCTCTATAGTAGCAGCTAAAGCTTTAGTTCTTTTAACAATCTTGTCTTTTTCTATAGTCATTAGTCCTATAGTCTGTGCTAGATTATTAAATTCCTGTGTTTGATCTACAATTGTTTTTAATTGTTCATCGGTAATTTTGTTTGCCATTTTATTTAATTTAATTGTTTAACTTATTATTTATAATCACTTAATATTTTAAGTTTTTACGATACTCTTATTTTAATATCGCCGTTGTTGTGATAGAGCCCATATAGTGGTACTCCACCGGTAGCTGCTGCTGAATCACTTGAATAGTTATTATATTGTCCTACACTAGGCATAATTATTTGACCTTCACTACCTGTACCAGTTCTGTTTGTTATAATTAAAGCATCTCTTCTATTACCACTAGTTGTAGAAGCACCAACTATTAAAGCGCATTGTAAACCGCTTTTTGAATATTGAGAATTAGTATAATCATTATTTTCACCTAATATAACACAGTCATCTCCAGTACCTGTATTATAACTATTAGATTGAACTAAGTTTTTACCTATTAATATTTTTTGGTTTTTTTGAGTTGAATTGTTAAACCCTATTGATATTGTCTTATTAACCAGTGTTGGGTTAGCGCCACCTATACCATGAACATTTGCATTACCTATTGTAAAGTTATTACCAGTGCTGCTACCGTATATTTGATTGCTAGCGCCTAGCATAAAGTTTAATGTTCCTTTGTTTGTGTTTCCTCTACCACTTATTAAACATATTTGAGACGTACCCGAAGTGTTTGATGTGTTTGCGTTATTATTAGCTCCACTAATAATTGAATTACTATTATTACCAGAGTGGTTATTACCCACAAACAGACTATTACTACCACCACCAGACATGTTTGTCCCTATAAATCCTACTGCGCCAGACCCACCGTTTATTGTTACATTATTTCCAATAGCAAAACAACCTTTAGTGCTATCACTTTCAGACGAGTGATTATTACCTATTATAAGTAGTTCTTTTCCTCGTATGGGATAATATGTAGTAGCACCACCACCAGAAATTGCCTCACCGTTTGCTCTACCTACAACTACACTATCTATTGTATCTACGTAGTTTGCATTACCCGCGACTATTGATGAATCAAAAACAGAAATATTAGGAGTATCTTGACCTGTTAAAGATCCATCACCAATAATCCTATTGTTAGATCCAACTACTAAACCTCTATCCGCTCCTGAATAAACATAGTTATTATAACCACCTACAATCATGCTCTCTATAGCTCCTTTGGAGTTTGGTCGCATTTGATTGTTTCTACCTACTATAAGCGACGATTTAGTATTGTTAGTAGAGGTTGAAGAATTTTGAGCGCTATTACTCCAACCAAACATAGCTGTACCGTAATAGTTTATATTATCTGAACTAGAGTTGTTTTTTAATAGATTATTAAAACCACCAACTAAAGCATTACTAGCGCTATCTATTTCATTGTTAGCTCCTAGTATAGAACTATTATTACCACTAATTTTTAAACCACTACCAGCTACTAAAACATTTGTAGCATTGCCATTGGTTTGATTATTTATACCACTATAGGTACTTCTAATTAAACTATGACCAATGCTATGGTTTTGCCCAACTACCGCTGAGTTTAATATTTGCCCAGGACCTGCTACTAACGTGTTGGTAGTACCAACTAATATAGAAGAGACGTTGTTGCCTTGAACTTCATTACCTTGGCCTACAATCAACATTTTATCTCCTGTAAGCTTATTGTTAAAACCTATTATACCTAAATTTGTAGAACCAGAATCACCTATAGTATTTTCTGATCCAATAGAAAATGAAGATCCTACAAAGCCTGTTACATATGTATTATCTGTAGTGTCAGCTGGGTTTTCATAAGGATAAACTTCTAATCTAGGTGTTATCCTAGTTAACACATGATCAGCTAGATTACTTGGTATTAATTTTATTCCTTCAACTACACTACCGTAGGTACTGTCAACACCACCCCAATAACCTAAGCCTACGCCATTGGTGCTACCATCAATATGAAATAAATATTTTTTGTTTGTTGGCGCTTGTGTTTGTTCTGGATATACTAAGAAATTTGCGGTACTGGTAGATTTACCTACTCTTACGTTGTTACCTGCGCTTTCATATATAATAGAATCAGTTAGATCTGATCCAGTTGAACCCCATTTTGGTAAATACGTAGCTGTGCCGCTACCAGTAACTGTACCACCGCCAGGTATACTACCACCTAAAACTTTTAACACATTACCATCAGCATCTGTTCCAAGCATGTATGTTGGAGTGCCTGTTTTGTTCGCGAGATCATAACCGTCTAAAGTTAAACTACCTGTGGTATTTATTTGCAAAAAGACATTAGTGTTTACAAAACCAGTGCCGTACCCTATTTTATATATATTTGACTGGTTTAAACCGGTGAACCAATAGTTTGATCCGGTTTCTGAATTTTTAATAACAACAGCACATTCCGCCGAGCTAGCTGAATTTTCAATTAGTACGCCAGAATTAACCCAGGTACCATCGCCACCAATATCGGAGCTTATTGTTAACTTTGCTGTCGGAGAATCAGTACCAATACCAACTTTTTGACTACTATTTATAAACACAGCCTCACTACCTGATGTAGAAAAACTAGTATTAGCTGCTGATATTATTTGTATATCATTACTAGTGTTTTCTATATAAGAATCACCAGTATTACTTCCATCACAGAATATTTCAAGATAATCACCGCTTGAATCATCATTGCTTCTTATTTTACCTTCAACATCTAGCGAGACCGCGGGATTAATCCTTCCTATTCCTAGGCTACCAGCGACATATCCATTATTTATAAAATTTAATGCCATTTATTTAATTTAATTTATTATTGTTATGCTCTTACGATTAATACTTCGTAATCAGTATTTGCTATACTGTCTCCTGCATCAACAAATGCTATAATTAAGTTACTAGCATTTCTATTTACATCAGCATAAACAGTTTGTCCAGAGGCCGTGATAACTTCAGCTTTTATATCTATAGCAGCTTGTGATCCTCCGTATAATGATGAAGCACTTACGTCTACAGTGTATGATGTTATACCTCCACTGTGACTTCTTGTGGAAGGAGCCGTATTGTTTAAAGGAACTCTAAATCCATTACTATTTCCAGATACGGCTAGTGTAGCTGTACCGTCAGACGCATATGAAACGCTAATAGAACCATCTGAGTTTATTACTCTTCCAACACCTGTTACGGTTGCTGAAGCATTTCTAATTGAAAGATTTGCTGTTCCAGTCGCGTAAGCAACGTCTAATATACCCGCTCCAGTTTGACTAGGACCACCAGTACCTCCTGTGTATCCTGTTACAGTTGAACTATTGGCATTTACATTTCCAATACCAATTGCAGCGTAAGTTGATTCGTCTGTGTCAGACTGAACAACTGCCCAATCAGCTTCAACCGAGGCATTAACCGCAGCATCTTTTTGACCAAATACTTGATCACCAGGGGTTAAAGGTGTAGCTGTGTTTGCATAAAAATCACCAGCTGTATCAACTATATATAAATCTCCAACCTCAACTTTAACCCTAGCTTTACTAGGATCAAAACTTCCAGCTGTTAATTGATAAAGATATGTTGAAGTTCCTGTTATTAAACCACTACTAGCATTAAAAGTTCCTTTGAATTGTAAAGCACTACTTAATAATCCATCTGCATAATTTTTAGTTACAGCATCTTGAAGATCAGTAGGATCTGCCAAGTTTTTTATTTGGAAGTTGCTAGTACCATCTCCCATGTTAACAACGCCTTCAGCATCGCCAAATTCATTTATGTGTATGTCATCTATAACAACTTTAACGTTATCAGTACCATCTTGAAAAATCAGTAAAGAGTCTTGAGTTGGATCGTCTACACTGCCTTCATCTTTTATTAATGTTCCATCAAGTTTAAACTCTAATATATCGGTTGCCTTAGCTGTTACACTTATACCAGCGTTAGCACTGTCTGCTGCTGATCCGTTAAATTGTAACGTTTCACCGTTACCTATGGTTTGTTCTGTAGATCCACTAGTATCTCCATTAACCTTAAAATCATAAGATTCTGCAGCTGGCCATTCAACCTCGGTTGTAGTTATTGTGTCAACGTGACCTTGAGATGTAGTTGTTACGCTAGTCACTATATCTACTGTACCTCCATAACCCGGATCAAGAGCTGTACCTGTTGCTTGTGTTACTGTTAAATCATCGTGATTTATAGTTAAAGTGTAAGGAGATCCGTTTATTGTTGTTCCAACTGTAGTGATAACAGTTCCGCCCTCGAAATTAAGTCTTTCTTGTGAGTCAATATTTGCAGTACCACCCATGCTATCAGATCCAAATGTCCAATAGTTGTAATTATCAGAACTAGGCAAAGTAGCCCAAACGTTATCACCTCTTAAATATTTAGTGTTATCTATATTACCTGAAACGGGTGTTGCTGATAAATCAAAACTTCCAAAATCCACATCACCAGTTTCATCAACAAAATCAGCATTAGTGAAAGTTACAAAAGTACCCGCACCTGCGCTTATACTATCCACACCAGCTCCAACAGCTGTATACACAGCATCAGTAACTGGATTTGTAGCTGGATTGTAAGCTGTTGTACAAACCTTTAAAGAGTTATCACTTGTATTATAAATTAACTCACCTAAAACTCCAGTTGTAGGATCTGAGGTTACGTTATTTATAGCCGCTTGCTTTAATTGATTTTGATTTAAATCAACTTGATTGAAAAAATTTATTGCCATGTTTTTAGTTTAAATATGCGTATCCTTGTTCCCCAGCGTAATTTGGTTTTTCGGATGTAAATGTTAGTTTTATATTGTTTGAATTTGTATATTCTACTTTAGGGTGAATTTGAGTTAAGCCATTATCCACAGTTGTAACAGATGGATACTTGTTTAGGTCATGCTGTATATTCCATTCTACAGAGCTTACAGCTTGTTGAAAAACAAAAGTACTTCCACTACCGCCGCCACCTGCTATATTAAATGTAGCAAAGTTATAATATTTTTTATCCTCTAAAACACCATTACCACCTATGCTGGATAATGTGAGCGTGTACCATTGAGGATTAGCTGTATCTTGAACGTAGTCAACTATTGTGTAATGACCAAAATTATCGATAGCGTTTTGCTCACTTATTAGTAAACCACTACCTATTAAATATGTTAAAAATTGATTAGTAGCTTGATCTGATTTATCTTTAAAAGAAATATAAACAGATGATATATTTGTAAACGTGGTTCCACCTATTACATTAGTAAAATCACCTGACACAGCTTTAGTAGCGTCAGCTTCATATTTAAATACCATTTGAGCAGATATAGAAATCTTACCCTTTATATTTAAATAGTCAGCAACGTCTTTTGCTGTAAACTGCTTTGTAGCCATGTTACTAGCATCAGTCCCGATCCAAGCGTCATTATCTTGAACGTTTCTGTCAAATGGATAATTACTAATTATAGGCATTTAATTTTTTTTTATATGAACGCTATTAAATCTGTAGCTGTAGTAGATGTTGTAGCGCCTGTTTTTCTAATAGACGTTGCTAGGATTGGCAAGAACTCGCAAGCTGTAATACCTTTGAATGATACGTAATCTTTCATGCCTTTTAATTTAACTTCAACGTTACCTTCTCCACCTACATATAATCCCATGCCATTGTTAGGATTTCCACCTAAAGCAACCTCAGTTACTTCTGTTTCATCAGCTGATGCTATTGTTCCTGTTGCGTCACCATTCCCAGCAGTTCCAAATGCGGCTTTCATTGTTTCTTCATTAAAAACTACAGTTTCACCAACTAAAGTAGCTGATTCTGCTGTAGATCCTCCAACAACCTCTATAATATCAACCACACCTCCACCGCTAATAGTGATACTAAATTTAGCATCACCACTGTATGTGCCTCCGCTTGGATCAACCTTTTTTGTGACTGGCCCAGTGTATCCAGCGGCATCACCACTAACCGCAAGTTCAGCACCATCAATTAATTTAAAACCAAATAGAGTATCTAGTGGTTTTGCTAACGTTATAAAGCTCCCAATTTCTGCTATTGCATTACCAGCGTTTGTTGCTTGTATTCCCATAATTTTTATTTATTACTTATTGATTTAAATTTTTCCGCTCCACGAGAACCAAAATAAGCTACGTAGACTGTTGTTGTTAATGTTTTTAATAGGTTTATCCACTCTTGCTCCACAGTGAAATCTATATAACCGTGACTATCGACCCATATAAAAGCTATAGTCATTATAGTTAGAAATATTAAACTCATAGGTCTAGTATTTTTACTTAGCCACGAGTCTGATGTCATGTCGCTTTCCCAGCGTTTTGACACTTCTTGTGCTTCAACTATATCTTGTTCTAATAGTTTTAAAGCCATTTCTTTATCAGGCGGTGGTAAGTTTTCATCTCTATCGATTAGGTTTTTTACAACACCTAATAAACCTTTATCTGGTAACACATCTGCTAGTGAATCTAATACTCCAGATTTACCTAGCAAAAACTGACCAACCTTGGTTTCTTTAAATTTTTTCTTTGGCATTATTTAGGTTTGTTTGTAGCACAACCAGCTTTACATTTACCCGCCTTAGTAAAAACAACATTGCCCATTGTTTTAACTATGTTAAAAGGATTTATTCCGCTTAAATCTACAGGTGGTAACTTTAAACTCACTTTGTTTCTTCCACCTTCTTTAGCCCCGGTTGTTCCAAATGACATACCTGGTGGTGATGGTGGTATTGGATCAGGATCAGGATCAGGATCAGGTATTAACTCTCTTGTAGTATCTACATAGGTTTCGTTTTCGTCAATATTTACATAAGCGTCTGGAGTAGGAGCTAAGTCAAATTCACCAACACAAAGTTTAGCATATCTATCAGGATTAGCGGCTTTACCTTCTGGCGTACAAATTTGATTTTTTAATTGACTAACCCATTCGTCGTTGGGTAATTTGTTGCCATTTCTTACAACAAACGCACCAGCATCACCTTGTTCCCCTTCGTTTTTATTAACAGTAACAAAATCTTTACGCATATTTTGATCTGTCACTAAAAATCTTTGACCATCTATTACTTCTTCTCTTGTTGTTGCATCGCCTTCTGCATACGCGTCACCTTTCTGCACTCTTTTCCCACATTCTGGCAAATTATCTGGATTTGCTGCGGGAGGTGTTCCTGGCGGCACGCAGTTCAACGTGTTTCTTATAACAGACTGTTTTGTAAACGGGTTAACGCTTTGGGGTTGAAAACCAGTTCTATGCCCTAGATTCATTTTAAATGCCATATCTTATTGTATTAGTTATTTTTTTCTAGCTGCTATTTTAGCTGCTTTTGCCGCTGCTACTGCTTCTCTTTTTGCTTGAGCTTCCGCTTGCATTTGTTCTCTTTTTGCTTTCTGGGCTGCTATCGCTGCTGCTTTTTTCTCTGCCGCCGCTGCTCTTCTTGCTTCCAACGCTTCTGCTTGGGCTGCTTTTTTAGTTTCTAAAGCTTGTGTTTTTTTGTTTTGATAATAATCCCGCGTTGAAGTAGTGTTAGCAGCAGGTTTAAAATTTGAAAAATCTTCTGCTACATATTGATCTGGAGAAACATTGTAAGCATAGGAATTAGGTTGAATAAAACCATAATTTTCCCTGTTATATTGATAAGGTTGTTCTAGGTTAGAAAGATCTTGTCTTGATGAACTCTGAAAATTGTTGCTCAAAGTATTGTTAGCTCCAGCTACTAAGTTACCGTCCACCATACTAACAAATCCTCCACCTTCTCGGATTAAATCAGAAATTTGCTCTGGAGTGACCGGGTTTTCGGGTTGTATGAAACCGTCGCCAGTTTCGTTGTTGTAGTTGTTGCCTGTTACACCAAACGTGTTAGCTTCGGATATTCTTCTTGTATTACCACCTAAGTTAAGTTTTACGTCAAGTCCCCCGTATCTTTTTTTATTGACATCTATTCCAAACTTTCCTTTTGTTTTACTGAAATCAGGTCCTTGAAAAGTACCTCCACTTAATTGACCTGAGTTGTAGTAATCAGCTATTTGACCACTCAATACACCAAGCTCACTGTTAGCTGTTGTTGATTCACCATTAGAAGTATCTACGTTTCTATTAAAACCTCTTTGACCGTAATTCTCTACACCTTGATTTGGCGTGTAACTACCTAGTCTAAAACCACCAACTCCATCTGGATCGTTAGGCCTGTGTTGGTGCGCTTGACCATACTCGTGATTTAAAGGAGATGGTTTTCCAAGATTAAATAAGCTAGATTTATTAGCTAAATTTTGCTGCTTGTTAAAGCTAGAATTTTTTGTAGCTTTTAAATTGAATTTTTTTTCTATGTTTGCCATTTTATGCGTTTTTATATGCTTCAGCTTCCCAAGGCAAGTTTTTTGCCCCTTCGCTCATTTCACTTCTTGGGTAAGTTTTATTTTTCCAATAAACATTATCATCATCATAAGATAAATCTCCTCTCTTGATTTGATCAACGTGAATGAATTCATGGTCCTCAACCTCTTTTTGTTGTTCCACTCCTACTTTTTCATCTATAACAATAGTACCATTATTGTTGGTTTTACCTAAAACACCTTCTTCTAAAGTTGCTTTATATATAGGTGTGTTGTCTATATTATAAAAAGGATGTATTTTAAAAGCCATTATTTATAAGGTATTAATTTGTTTAATTTTTCCTGTCTTCCTTTACAACCACAATCTTTACCAGTGACTCTAGTAAACACATCTGCTAATTTATCAACACCTATTTTCTTAAAGCCATGAGCTAAAGTATCACCAAAGCCTTGCGGCTTATTAGCATTTATATTCATTTTTTAGAATGTTGCTATATCAACTTTTTTCCAAGTGTCCGCTGCTACACATAAATATATAGCGTCATCCGTAAACTTTATGTGACCAGCTACGCCTGGCGCTGTTGCTGATGCGGGCGCTACGTTTAGAGCGGGGTCTACAGCATAAGTACCTGTGTTGACAACAGTTTGTCCTTCCACAGATAATATAGCGTTTCCCTCTAGTCTTCCGTTGACGTCATATATAGCAACCCTATCAGTAGCACCACTACCTCCTATGACTTTTCCGAATTCATCTATAGTATATGGCACACTAAGGTTGTTAGCACCTGTTTTTGTTGATTTTAAATTTACGTACTCTCCGTAAACTACTACTTGATCTGTTCCTTTTAATGCCATAATTTATTATTTTCCTAGTTTTTCTATTTGTCTCGAAGCTGCTCCGTAGTCTTTTCCAGTGTATCCACCTTCTTGATTTGTTTTCATTGTTACAGCTTCCTTAGATATAGCAGCTGCAAACCCAGGGTTTGAAGCACCGCTTATTAACTTATCTTTGTGAGCTTCTGATGTTAAATTCATAATAACACCATCTTTAACAAAACCTTTCATGTGTCTACTGATTGGTGACTTAGAAGCGTATTGTATAGCTGAAGGTACTTTGTCTTCTCCGTAGCCTTTGCTAGCGTTTTGAATAACAGCATCGCCATGAGCTTTACCGTAATTAACTACACCTTCGTGGACTTGTCCTTCCATTCTGACAGCATCTTTTTTTGCTATATCATCAAGGTGTATATCGTTTTTTAATCTACTTATTTCGGCTCTATCATAGGCCATTTTGTGATCGAATTTCCCCATTTTTTTAATTTATTTATTTATTTGTTTGCGTGATAACCTGCTAAAACGTCATTAGCTTCTGCTTTAGAAGAAAATCCACTTTTCCAAATTTGATTGCCAGGTTTTTTATTATTTATTATAACATAT